GGCCTTTGCCTGATGCCTGTCGCCTGCACCGATGAGATGCTTGATGCCAAGGACGCGCGGATTGCCGAACTGGAGGCGGCGCTCCGTCCGATAGCCGAGATGTGCGATTTCTTCGCGGTCGGGCATCATGGCCAAGTAAGCGCCCGCGATCTCCGCCGCGCTGCTGAGGCCCTGAGTGCCACCGCCCGGCGGGAGAGCGGGGAGGGGGTGGACCGTGGGTAAGCGCAAACCTAACTTTCCGTTCGACCATATCGGCACGATGAACTTGTTCAGAGAGCCGGGCGGTGTCCACGAAATCACCGTGTCGAGCACGGATCCGACTGTGTTCGATGAAACGCCCGATGGACTCAGGCCGATCGACCACATTGAAAATCTGATCCTGGCCGCTGCTGCGCGAATGAAAGCGCGGAAATTGGCCAATGGGACATATCGGGAGATGCCCGCATGAACACCCCTACCCAAGCCACCCCGCATTCGGGGGCCGTGGAGCGCAGCCCGGCGCAGTTCTTCTTCGAAGTTGGCTTTGGAGCCGCCTATGCGGAGGCCGTCATCCAGCAGGGCGACGCTCCATTCGCTCTGAGCGACGCACTGATCGAACGCGCATGGGAAATTGCTGGCGAGGCCCACGATGATCCAGCTGAGTTCGATCGCTACCTCGCACAAGCAAACGCCTCCCAGCCACCCGCTCCCGTCGCGGCTCCTGATGGCGAGCAGCAGGCCCGGTCCATCGTTGCATCTGTCGCGGAAGAGCTTGGCTATTGCGAAGACGATGTGGAGGTTTTCCGGTCTGGCAATCTCGACGGTGACGATCTTCTGCCTGTCATGGCGGTAGAGCGCGCCCTAGCCCCGCAACCCGCCGCTTCCATCCCGGCGGCCGGTGGTGAGCCAGATTTCGAGGCGTTCGCGAAGGAGTGGCACCGGGCCGTTGAGGTTATCCTGACGATGGCAGGCTTGAGCCCCGCGCTCGGGGCACAGGAAGCCATCGCGGCCATGCAGGAGCGGTTGCAACCCCCGGCGGGTGATCGCGAGGCTGTGGCGAAGGCGGCTGAGTTCCTGCTGTGGTGCTACGACAATGGGCCGGCGGTCGAACATGCGAAGGAAGCATGGGAGGCTCTGCGCCTCGCCCTCCGCTCGCCGGCTGCTGATCCCACCGGGGAGAAAAAGTGATGACGCACGAGGAAATCCGAGCGCTCGTCATCAACTCTCCGGAGACGGCGGACTTCATGGCTGCTGTACCTCTAGAGGCCGCCCACCAGCGGGAGCGTTGGGGCTCAGGGCATGATGCAGGAAAGGCGCCGGAGGATTGGCTGTTCCTGGTCGGCTATCTCGCTGGGAAAGCCTGCGCCGCCGCTCGAACTGGCAATACCGACAAGGCGCTGCATCACACGATCAGCACAGCCGCTGCGCTCGCCAATTGGCACGCGGCGCTGACCGGCGCTCACACGGCGATGCGTCCCGGTATCGCTGATCCCACCGGGGAGGCTTGAGAGATGGGTGCTCTAGACATGGACCAGCAGCACCGGGATTGGGTGCGAGATCAGGCAGGAGCAGCCGCTGGGAACCCCTATGCTACCCTGTGCGCCGTCTGTTTCGGACGGCACGCGCCGCCGCGCAATGAGCATTGCCCGCATCAGCCCCTCGCCACCACCGCCCAGCCCGAGAGGAGTTCGGAGTGATCCGCGTCGAGCATATCGGGTTGGCAACTCTATACCTAGGAGATTGCAGGGATATCCTGCCGACACTCGGCGAGATAGATGCTGTCGTGACAGATCCGCCATATGGCGTGAAGGAGCGGACGGCTCGAAAATCGAATGGCCGTGGGCGTGGCGGCGATAGCCGGTTGCAGGGCGGAGTGGCCGGCTCGCGTGACTGGCCTGCTATCATAGGCGATGATAAGCCTTTCGACCCGGCGCTGTTGCTGCGATATCCCAAAGTAGTCATCTTCGGCGGAAACCATTTCGGAAGCCGCCTTCCAGACGCATCAAAGTGGATAGTCTGGGATAAGCGTGAGGAGACTACTCCTGACGACAATGCCGACTGCGAGATGGCGTGGACGAACCTGAAAGGTCCAGCCCGGATACATCGTCAGCTTTGGCGTGGGATATGCCGCCGTGGCGAGGAGAATGTCTCTACTGGTGCGGCTCGTTTGCACCCGACACAGAAGCCGATCGCTCTGATGGAATTTTGTATTCTTCAGTGCAGGCTGCAACCTGCCTCAACCATCCTTGATCCATATATGGGTAGTGGGCCTACCGGCGTTGCTGCGGTTCGTCGTGGCCACAATTTCATCGGCTGCGAAATAGAGCCGGCCTATTTCCATACGGCCTGCAAGCGCATCGACGACGCTCAGCGGCAGGGCCAGCTATTCGGAGACGCAGCATGACCCCCGATGTCGCCGCCATCGCTGCGCCCCGTCGTGTCCAGCTTTCCCGCAAGAAAGGCTGGCGGATGCCGGCCAATACGGTGAGCGTCGCTCGGCCGGGGCGCTGGGGCAACCCATTCACCGTCGAGATAGTCGGCTCGGCTGATCTCGCGGTTGATCTGTTTCGTGATGTGATGACCTGGGGTTTCGACCCGTTCAAACTCAAGTTCCTTACCGACGCTGAGTTCAACACAGTCCACACAGCCAAAGAGGCTTGGTCAAAGCGACTGGGCTTCCGGCTTGAGCATCTAGCGGGCGCTCAGAGAGAACTGCGCGGAAAGAACCTCGCCTGTTGGTGCCCGCTCGATCAGCCGTGTCATGCAGATATCTTGTTGGAGCTGGCCAACCAAGGCGCCCTTCTGGAGGACACGAGCCATGTGTGATGTCGCCGCCATCGCTGCGGGGCTGAGCGATACCGATCGCGATCGTCTTCTAGACGCCGAGCCGGCCGATAGCTTGGAATACTGGCTTCATGAACCAGTGTCGGATCCTCGCATCGCCGGGGATGATCTGGTCGTTAGCCCATTCGGCCTCGCCGTCCGCGCCCACCTTCTGGAGGACACGGGCCATGGGTGATGATCCGACAGACCCGCTGATGTTCGCAGAGTTCGTCATGGGCATCCTGACGATCTGCGGGCTTCTCTACTTCGCCGCCCGCTGGATGGAGACACAGCATGGATGATGCAGAGCGCAGGGCGCGGGAGATGCTGGCGGCTGAGTTCGACGATCCTACCGGATACGCAGGAACGGCCATCGACATCCGACGCGGTAGTTTCGTCGGCATACCGGCAGAACGGGCGGTCGGTGTCATAGCAAAACTCATTGAAGCCAGAGACTTCTACGCCGGCCGGTACGCCGAGAGGTGCGCACCGCAGTCAGAGGAACCCTCCGCCGACTACCGGCGCGGGCTGGATGAACTGAGGAAGCTGAGCGATCGGGCAACGGCTGGCGAGTGGATGGTGCAGGACGGCTGCTCATGGCGCCGGATCGGTACGCATATGCACGACGGCGATGTTCTGTGCCCGATCGTCCAGCGCGATGGCCATCCTGACCTGATTGCAGCGGATGGCAAGCGCGACGCCAACATGCGGTTCATCGTGGCCGCCATCAACTTCGTCAGGCAGGCCCTCGCCCAGCCCGAACCCACCAGCGGGGAGAGTGATCATGCACAGCGCTGAGGATGAGCGAGAGGCGGTGGTGCGGCTCGTGCGCCAAGCTGGCCTAGAGGCTGTCAGGATGCGCCTTGTGGCTGGAATGCCAGGCGACACCCGAACTGATCGCGCCAAGGCCGAAGCGTTCGCCGATGGATGCTCGCATGCCTGCAAGTCGATCCTTGAGGCCATCGAGCAGGGCGCCCACCTCCAGCGGAAGGAGGGGCTGGGATGAGCCGGACGCGTCCTCTTCTGACCGTGCGCCTCAGGCTCCGGGACAAGCACTGCCGCAGCCTAAATGCTCAGGCGCGTTCAGTGAATTTCGTCTGGAATTATGTGAACGAGGTTCAGAAAAAAGCCGTTCAATCGCTTCGCCCTTGGATGTCGAAATATGACCTGATGCAGCTCACTGCCGGAGCGGCAAAGGATCTAGGCCTGCACGCTCACACCATCCAGCGAGTCTGTCGGCTGTATGACGAATCGCGACGCTCTAAGGGAAGGGCCTGGCTGCGTTGGCGAGGGCGAAAGTCGCTCGGCTGGGTTCCGTTCAATACAGGTCATGTCCGTTTTGATGGCGAGAGGTTCATTTTCAATGGCGTTGCCTACGAGGCAATGCACCTGCGGGATGCTCTCGCTTCGGGCATGAGATTTGGCGCCGGCTCATTCAGCGCTGATGCGAAGGGCCACTGGTATATCAACCTGCCTTGCGAGATGCCCTGTTCGGGTGTTCGCAACTCTGGCGCTGTCGGTATAGATTTAGGCCTTAAAACCCTCGCCGCGCTATCGGATGGTGAGGCGATCGCTATGCCTAGCTTCTACCGCAAAAGCGAAGCGGCACTTGCGCAGGCTCAGCGAGCCCGGAAGTCGAAGCGCGCGAAGGCCATCCATGGGAAGATCGTAAACCGCAGAAAGGATTTCCTGCACAAGGCCAGCCGGGCGCTGTGCGAGAAATACGGGCTGATCATCGTTGGTGATGTCAGCCCGTCCAAATTGGCCAAGACCCGCATGGCAAAGTCCATTCTGGACGCAAGCTGGTCGGGATTCCGTCACATGCTCTCGTACAAGGCCATTAGGCATGGCGGGAGAATGGTCGAAGTCCCTGAGGCCTACACGACGCAGACCTGCTCGACATGCGGCGCTCTGCCGCCGTCGAGGCCGAGAGGTATCGCAGGTCTGGCAATAAGAGAATGGACGTGCAGCGACTGCGAAACGGTCCACGACCGCGACACCAACGCTGCCCGGAACATTCTCCGCTTCGGTCTGGAAGCGCTTGTAGAAGGAGCCCTTCAATGAAGGTAGCAGACACCCAGACCATCCGCGAGCGGGCCGTGGAACATGTCTCATATAAACTGGCGGGCAACGAGACCCACCAGCAATTGTTCTACAAGGGGCTGAATAAGGAAGGCTGGGATGACCTCGCCAAATGCGCCTTTGAAGCCGTCATAGATATTCTCATGGAGCCGGATGAGGGGATGCAGCATGAGGGGGCCCTTCGCATCTGCATGAGCCGAGAGATGGGTGATGACTATTATTTTGCGGCGAAAGAATCCCTCCAAGCCATGCTGCGGCGGGCTGCTGGGAGGGGGGAGAATGGGTCTGACGCCTGATCTGCGGTATATTCGTAGCGTGTGCAGTTGCATCTAAGGGGCCAAATCATGAACATGGTTGAACGAGTGGCACGGGCGCTGTGCATTCAGGACAACAAAGATCCGGACGATATGCTTAACCCACCCATGGATATTGCGGTCGTTCGTGATGACATCGCACCGCGGCCGAAGGTGCCGCAGTGGAAGAACTTCGTCGCCCCGGCTCTGGTCGCTCTTCGGGAGATTAGAACTCCCACCCCAACAATGCTCGTGGAGGCAGAGGAGCGGCTCAAGATAGACCGCACCACGATTGCGGATGTCTGGGACGTGATGACCTATGCCGCTCAGCGCCGGGAACGCCCGCTAGCGCCGTGACCCTCCACTGGAACCCGAACCGGATCAGCACCCGCGCCCGCGTCCTGAAGGCGGTGCGCGACTATTTCCGCGAGTGTGGCATGTCGCCGTCGTTCTCGCAGATCGGGTTACGGGCGGGGATACCGAAGCAGCGGGTCGGGAGGTATCTCGACGAGCTGCAACGCGATGAGTACCTGAGCTATGTGAAGGGCGAGGCGTGCTCGATCGTGCTGGTCGATCCCGGTGCGAACCTGTCGGACGCTGATCTGCGGGCTGCGTGTATCGGGCGGGGCCTGCCAGACCCCTTCCTGCTGATGAGGCACTGGCCCGCGATCATGGCCGCCATCCCGGAAGCATTCCCGGTCGACCCAATCATACCGGACGACATCGCGGACCTGCTCAAGAAGTTGTGACCGGCCGTCCTCTACGACGTCCCCCGACAGCGGAAGCCGACCGATCACGCCGCCCCGTTGCACGGCGGAGGCACGCAAGCCACAGAATATCGCTGTCATTTCGGTTGCGATCACCTGTGACGAAATTGGGACTATGCGACATCCCGCCAGAGACTCACCCCCATAGCTGAAGGCGCCATCCAGGTGCCGGGGGTTCGAGATGGCAAAGCGTACCAAGAGCAAGGTCAAGTCGATGTCGCCGGAGAAGGTGGCGCAGCGGGAGGAGCGGCGTTGGCAGGAGGCTGTCAACGATATCGGCGCGGCCATCGGCATGCCGGAAGCCCAGCGCAATCCCAAGACGGTCCAGCTCGCCACCACGGCGATTGTCGACGGCTATTCGCGGCCTATGTCGAAAACGCTTCGGAAACTCACCCCTGTTGACCGGCTGCGTAAAGCCGGCGTCCTAGAGTTCCACGAAGCTGAAGCCTGCGAGGATTACGCGAGCATCATGGCGCGTGCATGGGACACAGTCGGTTGCACCGCCAACTACAGCGGAATGGGGTCGGGGAACTACTCCGATGCAGCGAAACGAGCGCACCGGCAGACCGAGGACCAGATCGAGGCCCGAGCTAACTACTGGTTCGCCCGATCAGCCCTTCCTGAGCAGTACGTCCCGGTCTTCGAGGCCGTGATCTGCCACAACGCTACGATCGCCAACATCGCCGGCGAGAAGTTCTCCGCGCTCGGCCGGTCACAGCGCGAGCATAAGACCCGCGCGATCATCAAGCTCTGCGCCAACCTTCTGCATGGCGCGGTCGGCAACCGGTTGACGGTGCGCTGATGAGCAAGACGTATGCAATCGCCGATACGCACGGACGCTTCGACCTGCTCAGCGATGCTATATCGGCCGCTGAGCGATATGCGGGCACCGAAGGGGGCACGCTGATCGTGCTCGGCGACTTCGTCGATCGCGGTCCGGCGTCGCGCTCCATCATTGAACTGCTGATGGCCGGCCCATCACTGCCGAACTGGCGCTGGATCGTGCTCCAGGGCAACCACGAGGCCATGATGCTGGAGTGCCTGACCAATCCGGGCATTTTGCGCTGGTGGGTGGGTAATGGCGGCGGCGCTACGCTCAGGAGCTACGGCTACCAGCACGGTGACGGCCTCGTACCGCTCAAGATTCCGGTCGGGCATCTCGAATGGCTCGCGGACTTGCCCGTCACTCACGAGGACGATCATAGGATCTATGTCCATGCGGGTGTGCCGTTTGATCAGGACGTGGCAGCAGCCAAACGCGATACCCTTCAGTGGATGCTGTATGCGAGCGAGCAGCACTACGAGGACGCGACCGTGTTGCCGGACGCTGGGCACGTGTCTGGTAAGCACGTCGTCCATGGCCATGAGCAATCGGCATCACATCCGCTGCTGAAGCCGCATCGGACCAACCTCGACACATTTGCCTGGAGCACAGGACGATTGGCCGTCGGGGTGTTCGACGATGCTATGTCGGGTGGGCCGGTCGACGTCCTCTGGGCGGAAGGGGCAAGGGGATGACGGCCGTCTGTCCATGCTGCGGCTTCGATCTCGCGCTAGACGAGCCAGTGATAACCGGTGCGATGCAGTTCGATCCCCGCGGCGACGTGCTGTGGCGCGGCGAGAAGCTGAACCTGACATCCAGCGAGCGCATCATCCTAGGCACGCTGCTGAAGGAGAGCCCGCGCCACGTCAGCGAGGCCGTCCTGCACGAGCGGATCGACTACGAAGGAGACAGCCACATCGCCCACGTCATGATCTGCCGGCTGCGGAAGAAACTCGGCGATCCGAATCCGATCGAGAACGATCAAGGGCTCGGCTGGAGGTGGGCGGCATGATGGTGATTGGCGTGTCGCTGCTGTCCGCCGCCGGGATCGGTGCGCTGCTCGATCAGCGCGTGCCTGACCATGCCGCGTTCGCCGTGACGCTGGTGATCGCGGTGATGGGGCTCGCTATGGCGGCGGTGATCGGCTGAGGGTATATCGACGGTTCTGGATAGGAGCGGGGACCGAATAATGTCGAACTATGAGATCAAGGTCCGGTTTCTGCGGCAGTTGATAACGATCCGGGCATCTGATGCTGAGAACCTGCGATACTTTGAAACGTCCGGTTGCCGCCTCACGAGCAATGGCGCGGATATCACGGCTGAGCATATCGAGACTAAGCGCCGACATCTCGCCGAGATAGACGGGGTGATCGCCATGGCGCAGTCCGAGCTTGGCCTGAGTGCGTCGGACGAGACAGGCTCTTGACCCAGCCCGGCAGAAAATGTAGGTCATAGCTATCGTGGGAATTGCGCCCACATTCTGACCCCGCTTCGGCGGGGTTTTTGATTCCCGCTCTGCCTCGGCATCGGGCTTTTATGGCACGACCCGCTGTGCTCCCCGGCTCAAGGTCGTTGAGGCAGGCCACCTCTCAGTCGGCGGGTGCTGGCCTTCAGCCCGCAACAGATCATCGTGCCGTAGAGCAGTTCGGTAGCTCGCCAGCCTCATAAGCTGGAGGTCGCCAGTTCAAATCTGGCCGGCGCAACCATACGCACACCTCGGAGATCGCCATGGCCGCTGCCGGTGTCCGCGTAGCGATCCCAGACGGCTATGCCGACGAACTGTCCGACATCTATTGGCGCGTCGATAACCTGTGGAAGCGGATCGGCAATCCGCAGGCCTATAGCGAGGAGGTCTCCGAAATGAAGGAGAAGCTGCTCACTCTCGGCGCCAAGCGGTATCCCCGGAGATGAGAGACATCCTCTACGTCGGCGCGCTCCTCATCGGAATCGCGCTGGTCGGCTGCGCCCCAGCCTTCGCCGTCCTGCTGTTCTACTGAGCCATGCGCCTCGCCGACGTCGATGTGGCGCAGGCGCTTACGATCGATCGCGATGTGGCGTTTGCCCTCATCGCTACCGTCGAGCGCGGCGAACTCCAGGTCACGATCGGCAAATATCCGCATCCCGACATGATCGACGTGGTCTCCACCCCGATCATCGCCGCCCTGCGGTCCAGAATTGAACGCATCGAGCAACGCCTGACGGAGCTTGGTGTCGAGTGTGAGTGAGGTGCGCCATGGCTGATGATGTGGCGCCGGAAGGCAAGAAGCGCGGACCCCCGAGCCCGTTCAAGCCGGAGATGGTCGAGCAGGCTCGCAAGCTGGCTCAGCTTGGTGCCACGGACGTCGAGATCGCCGACTTCTTCGAGGTCACGAAAAAGACCGTCTACGTCTGGAAGCACCGGCATCCGGAGTTCGCAGCGGCGATCGCCACTGGCAAGGAGGGTCCGGACGATCGCGTGGTGCGGTCGCTCTACCAGAAGGCCGTCGGCTACTCGTTCGATTCCGAGAAGATCTTCTGTGACAAGGGCGTCGTTACCCGCGTGCCTGTCGTCGAGCACGTCCCGCCCAGCGACACGGCCTGCATCTTCTGGCTGAAGAACCGGCAGGGCTGGCGCGACAAGGTCGACGTTGAAGCAAGCGTGGGCATGACGGTCAAGATTTCCGGTGCAGACGCCGACCTTTGAACTGACGCCGAAGCAGGCGGAAGTTCGCAACATCCTCGCCGGCCCAGAGCGTCATAATCTGGTCTACGGCGGGTCTCGCTCCGGCAAAACATTTTTGCTCTGCTATGTGATCGCTACGCGGGCCATCAGTTCGCCCAACAGCCGGCACCTGATCGCTCGGAAACAAAACGTCGACGTCCGCCAGTCCGTCATGATGGACACATGGCCGACGATGATGCGGCTGGCCTATCCGGGCGTCGATTATGAGATCAACAAGTCGGACCAGTACGCGACCATCGAGGATGGGCGCGAGGTTTGGTTCGCGGGGCTCGATGACAAGGACCGCGTCGAGAAGATTCTCGGCAAGGAATACGCGAGTTGGTACGTCAACGAGAGCAGCCAGGTCGCATACGAGACGATCCTGACGCTCCGCACCCGGCTGGCGCAGAAATGCTTCAAGGTCGATGGCCGACCGCTGAAGCTCAAGGCCTATTACGATCTCAACCCGACCGGGCGGGGGCACTGGAGCTATCAGGAGTTCGTTCTCGGCAAACGGCCGGATAACCAGCTTCCGGTTGAAGCCGGCTCCCGTGCCTATGCTGTGATGAATCCGGCGGACAATCCGAACCTGCCGCCGGAATACCTCGCTGAGCTTGCCGCGCTGCCCGAGAGGCAGCGTCAGCGCTTTCTAGAGGGCAAGTATCTCTCCGAAGTGCCGGGCGCACTGTGGCCATTCGAGCGGATCGAGCGGGGCAGGGTGGCAAGCCCTCCGCCGTTGACGCGCATCGTCATTGGCGTCGACCCTTCGGGTTCGGATGGCACTGGCGGTGACCGTCAAGGCATCCTCGTCGTCGGTCTCGGTATCGATGGCCGAGCCTACGTTCTCGACGATCTATCCTGTCGCATGTCGCCGAATGGATGGGCCGCCGTAGTTGCCCGGGCCTACCAACTGCACGGCGCCGATCTGATCGTTGCCGAGCAGAACTACGGCGGCGCCATGGTCGAGAGCACGTTGCGCACGGCGGACGCCAATCTGCCGGTAAAGCTCGTTTCGGCGAGCCGCGGCAAGCACATCCGGGCTGAACCAGTCGCCGCGCTCTATGAGCAGGGCAAAGTCAGCCACGTCGGCACGTTCGGCGATCTCGAAGAGCAAATGGGGTTGATGACGACCGGCGGATACCAGGGCGGTGATAGCCCTGATCGGCTTGACGCGCTCGTGTGGGCGCTCACCGAACTCGCGGTCAGCGGCAAACGCCCGATCAACTTCGCCGGGATTTGAATGGGAGACGGCGTTTGGCGCTAACGAACCCATTCAAGGGTCTGCGGCTTGGCCGTCCGCGGAAGGAGCCGAAGCGAGACAGCGCGCTCTACCCGCGCCTGCTGAGCATTGGATCGCAGCGCCGCTGGGGCAGCAAAGCGCTGATCAAGCCGTCGCCGTCCAACCTGCGGCAGTTTGCCAAGAGCGTTTATGCCCGGCGAGCGATCAAGGCGATCAAGGATCCGATCGCGACGCTGGGCTGGGAAGTGACAGTCAAAGCCGGCGTTACCCTCAACGCCGAGTTGCAGCGGCAGATCGATATCGTCACGGCCTGCTTCGAGCAGCCCAACCGGGACGACAGCTTCCGGTCGTTCCGCGAGCAGCTGATCGAGGATCTGCTGACGTGCGGAGCCGGATGCTTCGAGCATCAGCTTGGTGGCGACGAGGTTCGCCCGGTGTGGATGTGGCCCGTCGACGCCCTCTCGATCCAGATCTTTCCGGGTTGGGATGGGAACGACGGCACGCCGCGGTACTACCAGAGCCTGGGCTACAGCAACGTCGGCGGTCAGGAAGGACGGCCGCTCCGCAACAACGAGTTGGTCTATATCAAGGCCGACCCGACAACCTATTCGCCGTTCGGTCTCGGCTCGCTCGAAGTGGCGTTCCTGTCGATCTCCCGGCAGCTCGGCGTCGCCGACTATGCCGGCAACATCGCCAGTAACGCCCACCCCGAGAACCTGCTGTTCTTCCCCGGCGCCTCGACGGATGAGGTCAACAGCATCCGGGCGTTCTGGCAGAACGAGGTTGAGGGTCAGGGCAAGATCCCGATCTTCGGCGGTGGGGATGACAAGGGGGATGGCAAGGCATCGGTCGTCGTCGCCAAACTCCGCGGCGCGACCGATGACGCATTGTTCCTCAAGTATCAGGAGCTTCTGGTCCGGGAGATCGCGACCGCGTTCGGCCTGAGCCCGCAGAACCTGGCGATCGAGCGAGACGTCAACCGCGACACGGCCGAAGTGGCTGAGGATCGGGATTGGGCGCAGGTCATCATTCCGACGGCCCATCTGATCGAATCCTATCTGAATCGTGAGGTCGTCGCCGGCGCGCTTGGGTTCAGTCAGATCGCGTTCCGGTTCACCGGCCTCGATCGCGACGACGAGAAGGCTTCGGCGGAGATCTTCCAGATCCGCTACAAAAACAACGTCCTGACCCCGAACGAAGAGCGTGCCCGACTGGGCCTCACGCCCTCCGAAAATCCATGGTCGGACATGCTGTTCGCAGATGTCCAAATCGCCATCGATGCCGCCCGGAGTTCGGCGGAAGTGCTCGATCCCAACCTGGAAGATGGCGGCAAGAGCAAGCCCCAACCCAAATCACCGAAAGGCAGCCGATAATGCCCCGTTTCGTGCACACCGTTGCCGTCGCTGACGGCTCCGACCTTCTGCGGTCGGATCATATCGTTCTTGCGCAGCTGACCGTCTCCATCGCCGCAGGCGGTTCGGCCGGCGCCGCAGTCACCACGGCGGTCGCCATGAAACTGCCTCCGTCCTATAAGGTTCAGGCGACGCCGAACCAGGATGCGGTTGCCTACATCGCGGCGAAGACTGCGACGGGCTTTAACCTCGTGGTCAACCCTCGTCTGGCCGCAAACACCATTGCGGCCGGCACCGTCGACCTCCTGATCACGGCTTGATCATGGCGAACGAGAAAAGCCAGAGCGCGGCCGACGTCGATCCCTTCGCCGAGCCGGCGGAGACGGTCGCTCCCGAAGCCGCTGCAACCGAGCAGCCCGTGCCTGTCGCTGCGGACATCCCGGCTGAGGCCGAGGCCGATGCTCCGGAACAGATGCCGGCCGAGATCTCGTCGGAGCTGGCGCATCCCAACCGTGCGAGCGCGGTCGGACGTCTGGAGGCTTGGGCGGCGGACACCAGGCACATGCTCAGCAACCTCGGGCATGAATTCGATGGCGAGACGGGTGAGATGATCACCTATCTGCGCGCGAAGCTCCTGTCGTAAACTGGAGACCGGCATGTCGCTGACGAAGGAGCAACGGGACGCGCTTGCGCCCGAAATGTTCGCCGTCCCCGACAAGCGGATGTTGCCGATCCAGGACGCCAAGCATGTGTCGATGGCGTGGGACATGGTCGACCGCACGAAGGGGCTCTCCGACGACGAGCGCACTCACGCACGGACGCGGATCAAGGAGCGGGCCGGCGAGCTTGCCATGGACACGTCGGGCTGGTCGACGCTGAAGGCAATGGCGCTTGCCGCCATGAGCTTGCAGGTTCCCGAGACTGAGGATCATCCCAACAAGATGCCCTTCAAGGGCGTCCTGACCCGTCTTGATAGCCCGTCGGATGCCCCACCCCACGGGTCGGGCGGCCGGCGCGTGCTACTTCCCAAATCCGTCGCAGAGAAGGCGTTGCCTTCGCTGCTGGGGATGGCCGTGGACCTCACGGCCGGCCTGAATGGCCACAACGCCCAGAACAAGGTCGGCCTCATCTGCGAGGCCGATATCGAGGGTGATGCAATCACACTCGCGGGCTTCATCTACGCGGCTGATTTCCCAGACGCCGCCGCAGACATTCGCGCCAACAAGGACGTTCTCGGCTTCTCGTTTGAGATGAAGAACGTCCGCGTGGCAGACCCGACTGCGGACCCCCTGGTGATCGAGGATTGCGTGTTCACTGGCGCCGCCATTCTGAAGAAGACGGATGCCGCCTACCAGACCACATCACTCGCGGCCTCGAAGGACCGCCAGGAGACCCTAGACATGACGAAGGAAGAACTTGAGGCGATCCTCGCGCCGGCTCTGGCCGCCGCCGTCGCCCCGCTCAAGACCGAACTGGACGCTCTGAAGGCCGGCCAGGATAAGGTCGCGTCCGACCTTGCGGCGGGCAAAGAAACCCATTCGAAGATCAAGCCGCACGCCGACGCGATCCGCGCCTGCTCGGCGGCGATGGACGCCGCTGGTATCGGCGGTCACGCCACGCGCGGTCCGGCTGCCAACCTGAACCGGATGGCCGATCGCATGGAAGCTGAAGCGATGGTCGGCAAGCTGCCGCACGTCTACCGCGACCATGACTTCTTCGTCGACGCCGGCGCCGACGTTGAAGGCAAGGACAGCCCTGAAGTGAAGGCGCTGAAGGAACTCGTGGCCGGTCTGGAGACGAAGGTCACCGACCTGTCCAAGCGTGAATTCAACGCCTCGCAGGAGCCTCCTCGCAAGACGGTTTCGGCCGACAGCACTGCGCTGCTCGGCAAGTTCAACATCCAGGCGGGTGCTGATGGCAAGGTCTCGGTGCAGGCCGTCGACACGGCACTGGAAGCCGCTGGCGTCACTGGCACCAAGGCGATCGAAGCCAAGCTGAAGCTGCACGCCGCGGGCCTCATCGGCTGATCACCGCCGCTCCATCAAGGATCTGACCAACATGAATATCCAAGCCAAGTCCATGGACCTGAGCGCTGCGGCTGATTTCCTCGGCCCGGGCGCGATCGAGATTCCGCTCTTCGAGAAGGAAATTCTCGACGTCGTTCGCCGCTCTTCGGTCGCCCTTAAGCGATTCAAGACCAAGCGCGCGACGGGCCACCCGCACCGCTACTTCGAGCAGACCGGCATCGCGACCGGTGCTGCCGTCGATCCCCGCAACCTGTCGGCGACTGCGACCACGCCGACGCGCGTCGAGCGTCCGGCCTTCATCAAAGCCGCGACCGCGCAGACGAACATCTCGATGTTCGACAAGGACGTGACCGAGCAGCAGGGTCAGTTCGACTCTGTGGTCGCGACCGATATCGACGACATCACCAATGCCGTCGAGGTGAAGCGCGGCCAGATGCTCTGGGCCGGCAGCGACACCAGCCTGACCGCTCCGACCACGCTGGAGTGGATGGGTGCCTTGGCTCAGATCTCTGGCGGCGGCGCTTCCAGTTCCATCGTCAACGTGACCTGCGCGCCCGGCACGTCGATCATCGACACCCTGAAAACCACGATCGCCAACATGCTCGGCCAGCAGGGCTTCGACGTGATGCCGACCGGCATTTACGCCAACCCGGTCCTGCTCGATCTGATCGATCAGGAAGCCAAGGCGGCGCATATCGACCTCAAGACCCGCGAGGTCGTCGCTGGCGTCACGGTGAAGTACATCTCCACTCAGGCCGGCGACCTGCCGCTGATCCCGGACGTGTACATGCCGAACGACACCACGGCGAAGTATGGCTTCAGCCTCAATGGTTCGAACAAGAACTATTATGCCGCCATCATGACCGAGCCCCTGACCGAGATCGCGTACATCTCGGGTAAGAAGGATGATCCGAACCCGCGCCTGTTCCAGCTCGGCCTGACCGGCAACCTCGCCGGCCAGTTCGTGGCTGTGAAGTTCGATGCCCTGGTCGTTAAGGGCACCGGCTATGCACATGGCCTGGTTTGCGTGCAGCGCCCGTAACGGCGCTCGACATCCACGAATGGTGAGGAGGGCGGCTTCGGTCGCCCTCTTCATTTCAGGGAGGCGTTATGCGGGTATTCCGTCCGGGTCAGCCGAATTCCACGATCCATGTCACGCCCGGTGCCTTCCATGACACTTCGGACTGGCGGGATAAGAACGGCAAGCCGATCACCTTCCAGGTCGTGTTCACGCACGGGGTTGCCTCGGTCGATAGCCAGCTGGGCGAATACCTGATCAAGGACGGGCATGCGCAACGCACCCCGCTGATCCTGCCAAATTTGCGCCGCTTTCTGCGCGCGGCGGGCTGAACACGAATGCCCTCCAGCTATCTGCAAATCAGCGAGTATCCGGCTTGGGGCTTGCCGAGTTCGACGACTGCCGGGCAAGTCCAGCAGGCCTCCACGATGATCGACGTGTTTCTACGTCGGCCGGAGGGACTGGTTTGGACCCCGGATGCTGATGGCATGCCTGCCTTCATGGCGGCTGCTGAGCCTTCTGCAACATGCACCCTCCAAGATGATATAGCGGCAGGGCAGAACGTTGCGGCGACGCTGAGCGGTCCGGTCGGCATGATCCAGCCGGGTGATGTGCTGATCGTCGACCGGGACCTTGAAGGCGGCAAGCCCGAAGCCCTCGTTCTCGGCTCCGTACTCAACCAGGCGGTCACCTTCCGGTCAGTCGCATACCCCCATGCCTCGGGCGCTGTGCTCGAAGCCGGCATGACGATCACCGAGCAGAAATTCCTTCCGAAGAACCGGCCCATCACGATGCTGAGCCGGTATCCTGTCGCCAACATCGTCTCCGGCTCTGGTCGCTACGGCTACAGCCGGCGCGGCGAGTCCGCGACCTCCAATATGGAAGATTTCAACCTGCTGGCCGCACTCTCGCATTTCGGCGGGCCGCCAGCATGGGAAGTGTTCGATCCGCGCACGACCGATGTCGACCCGCTTACCGGCCAGTGCTGGATCCCCGCCGGCATCATGCTGGCCTATTACACCGAGGTGAAGGTCCGCTATGTGGCGGGCTATCAGGCTTCGGCGATCCCATTCCCGATCAAGCAGGCTTGCGCGATGCTCGTGCAGGCCATGGAGGACGCCCCCGCTCTTGGCGCGGTGAAGCGCTACCAAGCAGGCGGGACGGCCATCGAGCGCTTTGCCGACACGATGATCAGCGGCGACGTGAAGCGCGCTCTTCTGCCGTACCAGGCAAAGGCGATGGCCTGATGTCGTTCCTCTATCCCCGCACGGTCGCGTTCAACCGGCCGGCAGCGCAGTCTGGCGTTGGTGCGCAGCCCTATGGCGGGCAGGTCGTTGCTTCGGAGACGGTCGTCGTTACCGCGGTGCGCGCCAGCATTCAGGAGCGCCGCGAGGGCACGAACAATCCCGTCGGCTTGCCCGGCGATGCGATGCGGCCGACCTTCTACGTCTTCATCCCCAAGGCGGCTCTAGCGCTCGGTGTGGTGCTCGATCGCGACATCATGATCGACGATCTCGGGCAACGTTATCAGGTGGTCGCGCCGTATTGGGACTCGCTTGGCTACCGGCTTACCGTGCTGCTTCTGGAGACCTGACATGGCGGACGTGACCGACGCCGCAGATGCTGTGGTCGCGGTGATCTCCGCTGCGGTCTACCCGAACGGGACCGGACAGCCGTCGGTCGGAAACTGCGATATCATCGCCTACCAGGGCTGGCCGAACCCCCAGACGCTCGACGGCGATCTGGCGAACGGCAAGGCCCACATCAGCGTGTTCCCTCGGCCCGGCGACAAGATCACCTCGGTGATGATGGGCGACACCGAATGGTGCGAGCACGATAACAACGGCACGACCGGCACCTCGGTTCGAGAGGTCGAGCGTGCCACGAAGCAGATGCAGATCAGCGTTTGGGCTTCGACCCCGGCGCTGCGAACCGCCATCGCCAAGCCCCTCGATCTGGCGCTGCGGCTCGCCACACGGATGACGCTCCCCGATGGCTCGCGGGCCATCATGACCTACGTCAATCAGAGCGAGCGGGATGAACGCCAGGTCGTGCAGCTTTACCGCCGCGATTTCTTCTTCGACGTGAATTATGCGGTCGTTCAGTCCGACGCGGAATTCACCATCCTCCACACCATTACGAACGTCACCGGCAGCCTCAATGGCATCGCGCCGGGGCCGACGGTCACGCGATTCAATCCAGCCACATAGGACCAGCCAATGCTTCGGGTCACCATGGCGTTCGGCGGTCACTCCGTCGGCGACGAGATCACTGACACTGCGGAGATCGCAGCCGTGCTCGACAGCGAGCAGGCGCACTTCGTCGTCGCCGTTTCCTCTCCGGCTGAGCCGGCCCCCTCCGACAGCGCCTCCAAGGAGTAACGCCGATGCCTGTTGTCCAGCAGGGCGCGATCAATACCAACGCGCTCTACGTCCCTGACGTTTACGTCCAGATCGTCCCGCCGCAGCAGACGCTGATTAACGGACTGCCGACCAACATCCTCGGCATCGTCGGCACCGCCCAGTGGGGACCGGTGAACGCGCCGACGATCGTGGGCAGCCTGGCGGACGGGATCAGCAAGTTCGGCAACGTGCAGGCGCGCAAGTATGACCTGACGACCGCGATCTGGGCTGCGGTACTGAACGGCGCCAACAACATCCGCGCCGTTCGCGTCACCGATGGCACCGATGTGGCGGCCTCTGGTGTGATCGGTACGACCGGCGTCACGCTGACGGCCTTCTACACCGGCTCGCTCGGCAATAAGCTCATCGCCACGATCGCAACCGGCTCGGCCGCCAACAGCTGGAAGGTCACCGTTGCGCTGCCGGGCCTCGTGCCCGAGGTGTTCGACAATCTCGCGGTCGGGCTCACCGGCAATGCTGTGTGGGTGGCAATCGCCGCGGCCATTAACTCCGGCATCTCCGGCCTCCGCGGTCCGTCGCAGCTTGTGGTTGCGACCGCCGGCGCCAGCACGACCGCTCCAACGGCCGGCTCCGTCACGCTCAGCGGCGGCACGGATGGCGCCACGACGATCACGGGCACCGTGCTCATCGGTCAGGACACGCTGCCCCGCAAGGGCATGTATGCGCTGCGCTCGACCGGCGTCTCGGTCGCGATGCTCGCCGACTGCGACGACAGCACGACCTGGACGGCTCAGGCGGCCTTCTCGCTGTCCGAGGGCGTCTACATGGTCGGCACTGGCCCGGCGGGCGACACCATCGCCAACGCCGTCTCGGCAAAGGCGACCGCCGGCATCGACTGCTACGGGTTCAAGCTGCTGTTCGGCGACTGGATCTATTTCAGCGACACCGTCAACAACGTCACCCGCCTGATCTCGCCGCAGGGCTTCATGGCCGGCCTTCTCTCGGCCCTGTCGCCGGAGCAGTCGAGCCTGAACAAGCCCATGTTCGGCATCATCGGCACCCAGAAGTCCTACCAGAACTTGACCTACAGTTCGGCGGACCTTCAGGCGCTGGCACAGGCCGGCATCGACGTCATCACCAACCCGATCCCGGCCGGCGCCTCCTTCGGTGGGCGGATCGGCTGCAACTCCTCGTCGAACGCGGTCATCAACGGCGACAATTACACCCGCCTGACCAACTTCATCGCATACACGCTGAACGCGGGCATGGGCATCTATGTCGGCCAGCTTCAGAGCGCTGGCGTGCGGCAGAACGCGATGGGTACGCTCAACGCCTTCCTGTCGAACCTTTGGCAGCAGGGCCAGATCGGCAACGTCAACAGCCCGCAGGCGCAGCCGTTCTCGGTGCAGATGAACGCCGCGAACAACCCTCCGTCGCGCGTGGCCCTCGGTTATCTCCAGGCCGACATTCTCGTCACCTATCAGTCGATCATCACGAAGCTGCTGATCAACGTCCAGGGCGGCCAGTCCGTCACGGTCACCGTCGCTTCGTCGACGCCGCAGTAATCCCCTCCAGGAGCCGCATCCAATGTCTCAGCAAGGCTATTCGATTGGCCGCGACGTAACCCTGACGGTGATTTTGCCCGACGGTACGACGCTGCCGCTCAGCAAGGTGACGGGCTTCACTGCGAAGCCGGACACGACCACGCAGAAGATCAAGCCTCTCAATGGCAAGATCGACAACCTGCGCTTCATCGAAGGATGGTCGGGCTCGTTCAGCATGGAGCGCCGTGGCGCTACCATAGACCAGTATTTCGCCCAGCTGGAGGACAACTATTACGGCGGTCTCGATGAGCCGCCGGCGATCCTCCAGCAGACCATCCAGGAGCCCGATGGCTCGATCTCGCAGTTCCGCTTCGAGCGGTTGATCCTCAACTACGACGATGCCGGCGATTGGGCGGCTGACAAGAGCGTCAGCCAGAAGATCAGCTTCATGGCCGGCCGTCGTGTGCGTCAGGCTTGAACATGACTGATACGCCAGAAACGCTCGCCGTCGGCGGTGCTACCGTCACCCTGAACCCATCGCCGGTCGATGCTCCGAGCGTTCAGGTCGCTCGCGCCGGCGCCAAATCGATCGATGTTTCGGACGTCAACGGCCGCGTGATCACGCTGAAGAAGCCCAGCCCGCTCGCGAGCCTCGACTTCACGAAGGCCGCCGGTGCTGCTGGTATGAACCAGCTTTATCTGGCGGAAGTCGCCCACCTGAAGTTTGTTGCCGCGATCGACGGCACCCCCGTCGCTACCCCGACGACCGACAGCGAATTGCGCGCTCTCTATGTCCGTCTCGGGGATGAGGGCAACGAAGCGGCGCAGATCGGCGTATACGAGAACTTCGTCACGCCCGAGGACAACCGGGAAGCGGTAAAAAACTCCTGAGGGACGCCGACCTTCGCGAGTGCTTCTGGCTCGTGAAGAATGGCGTCCCGTTCGATACCGCCTTCGCCATGGACGAGAACATGAGGTCCGCAGCCGCGATCATGTTCTCCGAGATGGAGGGCGCCAAGTTCAACGTCGAGGCTTTCGCCTTTGAAGAGCGGGAAGGGTAGGGCATGGACCTCTCACTCTTCGACATGGTCGAGAAGCTGGTTCTCGCCGAGGCCGCAATCCATCGGAACGCTCATTCGGCGCTAGAGCGCGTGGCGCAGCGGGTCGAGGCGACGGCGAAGTCGGAGTTTGGCGTCTATCAGCCAGCGGTGGGGCCGTTCCAGGAATGGCCCGAACTGGCGGAGTCGACGCAGGAGGAGCGAGAGCGGCTGGGCTATACGCCTAACGACCCGCTGCTCCGTGACGGCACGCTGCGCGACAGCATCGAACATCGCGTCGAGGATTTAGAAGCTCAAATCGGCTCCAACAGCGACATCATGGTCTATCAGGAGTTCGGCACCAGCCGCATTCCGCCGCGCCCCGTCCTGGGGCCGGCGGCCGAGCGGAACCACGATGTGATCTTGAAGGAACTCGGCGGCGCGGTTGTCGCCGGCCTCATCGGAGAAAATCTGGTCCACGCCAGCCTTGGCTACGATCAGGTTGTGAAGTCCTAGCCGAACCAGGTCGAGACGATCACGCCGATCAGGAAAATACTCACGACCAGCCCGCCAAGGCCGATCAAGAGCACGAATACGCCGACCATGGCGAGAAGCGCGGCATCCCATGCCCCAAGCGCTGGCCGTTCGGCCACTACTGTCCGACGATAGAGCGACGGCCTGTCAAAGGCCGGGTGCCTATCTGCCAGCCATAGCTGGATCTTGCGGGAGATCTTCATGAGCATCGACGCTTATAAAGTCGCCGTGCGGATCTCGCTAGTCGAGAACGTCACGCGCGGCCTCGCGATGATGTCCCGCCATTTCAAGGCGACGGATGCCGACGCGAAGGTGCTCGAATCCCGGCTGAAGTCTATCGGCAAGATGGCAATGGTGGGCGGCGCGCTCGCCGGTGCAGGTTTCGCGGGCCTGCGGATGCTGCAAGGCCCACTCGACGAGGCGAAGAAGTATCAGGAGGAGATGGCGCGCTTCGCGTCACTGGGTTTCGGCGCGAAGGTCAACGCGCAAGCCGACGCCTATGCGCGCGGTATGCAAACGATCGGGACCAGCACCCGCGACAATATGACGCTGGTCTCGGACGCCATGGCGGTGTTCAAGAACCTGGACCACGCCAAAATGGCCGCTCCGATCATGGCGCGGATGAAGTTCGCCAATGAGGCACTGTTCGGCGATGCCGGCAAGGCTAGCGACGCGAAGTTCATGGACCTGCTCAAGGTCATCGAGTTTCGTGGCGGCCTTTCGTCGGATGCGGAGTTCGCAAGGCAGGCCAATTTCGCGCAGAAGGTCATCTCCGGCAGCCGAGGCCGGGTCGATGCGACCGCGATGCTTCAGGCACTCAAGACCGGCGGCGTCGCGCTCTCTCGCCGCGACAACGGCGCCTTCTATCTCGGTAGCGAGCCGCTGATCCAGGAGTTCGGCGGTTCCCGATATGGCACAGCCGCCATGTCGATCTATCAGAACCTCGTGCAGTCGCGCGGTACAGTGACGGCGCAGCAGGAGCTTTATCGACTCGGCCTCCTCGACGCTTCGAAGGTCCAGTTCAACAAGCTCGGCCAGCTGAAGAAGGCGCTGCCCGGCGCGTTCGTCGGCTCCAGCATCCTCGAAAATCAGGGCGAGTTGGCACTGCTCCAGCAGGTGCTGCTACCGGCGTTCGCGAAGGCCGGGATCACGAACCCCGAGATGATCACCCGTGAGTTCGGGATGATCCTCGGGAACAGGACCGGCTCCGGCCTGATGGCGCGTATCTTCCAGCAGCAGCCGAGCTTGCAGCGGCAGATCGCGGCCAACCGGAACGCCTATGGCATTAACGAGATGAGCAATGCCGCGGCGAACACCGCGCGCGGCAAGGAGATCGACCTCGAAAAGAAGGAAGCGAACCTCAAGCTCCTGATCGGTCAACAGATCCTGCCGATCTACGTGCGTGGGTTGGAGATGACGGCAAAGGCCCTTGGGCTGCTGATCAGCGTCGGGAGCAAGCATCCGATCCTGACGAAGCTCGCGGTTGGCGCCTTTGTTGCCGTGTCGGCCATGGCCGCCCTCGGCGGCTCCCTGCTTCTGGTCACCGCGGGTTTTCGCGCGATCGGGCTCGCCCTGACGATCATTCGCTTGCCGGCGCTACTGCCTCTCGTGTCAACGGGTTTCACCCTCATCGGCGGTGCGATCGCAGCCATCGGCTTGCCCATCACTCTGACCGTTGCGGCCTTGGCTGGCCTCGGCGCGGCGATCTACGGCATCTACACGCACTGGAATCAGATCAAGCACTTCTTCGGCTTCGGCGACAGTCCGTCGCCGTCATCGAGCGGTGTGCCCGGCGGCACCGTGCGGCCCAGCCACACGCTGAGCCGCCAGGGCGGCGACGTTTTTCTGGACGGTAAGAAGGTGGGTAAGGTGATGGCGCCCTACCTGCTCAGCAATGCGGCCAAAGGCGGCGCCGGCCCGAACGGCGGTAGCACCGGTTTCAACCCGGCCTTGGCACCCCTGCGGCCGGCGACTGCTCGATGAGCGATGTCGTCGTCACGCTGGGCGATTTCCAGTTCAACCGGTTCGAGGTTCCGGAGCAGATTGGCTTCGGTGGCGACCAGTCCCTCGTCGTGCACCGTCTCGTGGGCGGCAAGCGCGTCGTGGACGCCATGGGCGAGGATCCACGGGCACTGGAGTGGTCGGGATGGTTCGTCGGGTCCAGCGGGCTCGACAGGGCGCTCTACCTCGATGGGCTGCGTAAGGCCGGCAAGCCGCTGGTGCTGACTTGGAGCGAGCTGCGCTACACCGTCGTCATCCATTCCTTCCAGTGTGAGTTTGTCCGGGCCTATCGGCTGCCGTACCGGATCACCTGCGAGGTCGTCAGCGACGACACCGCGCCGATCACGGAGATCACCCAGCCGAGCCCGGACCAGCTTGTCGACGACGACATGACGGATGCGGGGACGCTGGTTGATACGATCGATGATCCGACGCTCTCGCCGCTGATGGCCACGCTGGTGACGGCACTGGCGACCGTGGGCACGCTCTCGACGGCATCGCCGAGTGCACTGAACACCATCCTGCTGCCTCTGGCGGCCGTGCGGACCCAGGTCGGCACGATGCTGACCGCCTCGGACGCGACACTGGCTGGCGTCTCTATGCCAGGCGGGATCGTGGCTGGCGGCACTCCGGCGCAGCAAGTCGTGGTGCTCGCCAACCAGATCAGCGTCATGCAGCAGGAGCCGAACCTGATCCTGCTCGATCGCACGTTGGGTCGGGTCTCGGCCAACATCGCCGCGATCAACACCGGCACGTCGTCGGTCACGCTCGCCGGCGGCAACCTCTATGCTGTGGCCTCGGAGCAATATGGCGACCCGATGGGCTGGACCGCGCTGGCGATCGCCAACAAGCTGACCGACCCCGAACTGTCCGGCGTGCAGACGCTCAACGTCCCGCCATTCTCAAACAATACCAACGGCATCCTGAATGGCTGATCGGCCGGTCCCGCCGCCCATGCGTATCCGATGCAGCCCATGCGGCCGCATTTGGGAAAGGGGCGAGGTGAGCCCATGCCTCATGTGTAGGTTGTTGCGTCGTGGCTGACCTGAACACGCTGCCGGTCGTGCCGACGGTCCGGCAGCCACGCGGTGCCGTGAAACTCAACGGCACGATCGTCGTCGGCTGGGAAACGTGGGAGGTCGACAACAACCGCTATCAGGCGGCTGATACTTTCCGGGTCACGTTCCCGATGGCGTCGCTCCCGGCCGGCTTCGGCATTGACTGGTTCGCGTCGCAGGCCAGCATCATGGTCGAGATCTTCGGCAACGAGGCGCCGGCCGATCCATCCAACTATGCGCCGGCGGCATCTGATAGCCAGATCCTCGGCCAGACCGACCACATCGCGATCGACATGAACGCCCGCGAGATTGAACTTTCGGGCCGCGACCTGACCGCCAAGCTGATCGATACCAAGACCTCGGAAAATCACCAGAACGCCACGTCCAGCCAGGTCGCTACGATCCTCGCCACGCGCGAGGGGCTGACACCGGTTGTGACGGCGACGACCACGCGGATTGGCCAGTATTACGAGATCGATCATACTGATTTGAGCCAGCAGCGTTCCGAATGGGATCTCCTGACGAAGCTGGCGGAATATGAGGGCTTCGACGTCTTCGTGGTCGGCAAGGAGCTGCATTTCGGGCCGAAAACGCAGGACACCGGCAGCCGCTACGCGATCGTCTGGACCGAACCGACCGACGACTCGCCTTACCCGACCGCGAACGCGACGACGCTCTCCTTCTCCCGCGACCTGACCATCGCGAAGGGTGTCAGCGTCGAAGTCCGGTCCTGGAACGCCAAGCAGAAGAAGGCTTTCACCGCAGCGTGGCCGAAGAACGTCCGCTCAACCCGGCCGGGGCAGGCGAGCAACAACAACCTGACCTACCACTTCACCATCCCGGGGCTGACGCAGGATCAGGCCAGCCTACGGGCGCAGCAACTCTACAACCAGATCGTGCAGCACATGATCTCGATGGAGGCCAGCATGCCGGCCGATCGGATCCTGAATTGCAGCATCGCGCTTCAGGTTCGCGGCACAGGCACGGCGCTTGATCAGGTCTATTACCCGGACTCGGTCAAGCGCTCGATGTCCGTCTCGGAGGGGTATCGCATGACCGTCTCCGCAAAGAACGTGAGCCAGGACATCGAGGCGGCCGACCAGTCGTGAGCGAGGCATTCTGGAACGCGGTTCGGAAGGCCTCTTCCGAAGCCGGATCGTCGCGCGCGGTCACCCGGCACGGAACGATCCAGAGCTATGACCCTGACGCCTATGCTGTGAAGGCCATGCTTCAGCCGGACGGCACGCTGACCGGCTGGATCCCGCTCAAGGCAGTCTGGGCTGGCAACGGCTGGGGCGCCTTCTTCGCGCCTGCGATCGGCACAGCAGTCGAGGTTGATTTTCAAGAGGCCGACGGGGGCGTTGGAAGCGCTGGGCTATCGTTTTTCAACGATGTCGAGCGGCCCCTGTCGGTTCCGGCCGGCGAGTTCTGGCTGGTCCATGAAAAGGGCGCGTCGATCAAGCTGACGAACGACGGCGCGCTGGCGCTAGCGGACGGGCAGGGGGCAACGATCGCGATGCCCGGCGACGGCACCATCCAGAGCGCCGGCAACTGGGCGCACACCGGCACCTTCAGCGCGAACGGCATCGGCCTGACGACGCACCATCACACGCTAGTCCAGCCGGGCAGCGGCAACTCGGGAGGCCCAGCTGCATGACGACGCTGGCGGACCTCTACAACTACATAGGCGGCGATCTGGCGACGTCCGGCACCGGCGACCTTCAGACCGTCACGGACACGCTGCGCGGCCAGCAGCGCGTGCTGCGCCGGCTCCTGACCAACCCCGGCGATTACATTTTCCACCCGACCTACGGCGCTGGCCTCCCGAGCTATGTCGGCCGTGTCGCCAACATCGCCGAGATCACCGCGCTGGTCCGGGGGCAGATGCTCCTGGAGGACGCCGTGGCCAAGAGCCCGGCGCCGTCCATCGCCGTCGCTCCGATCCCGAGCCCAGCCGGCGGCGGGTTCTCGGTCACCATCCAATACACCGACGCGCCGACCGGTCAGCCGGTCACGCTGTCGTTCGATGTGAGTAAGTGATCGATGACTGACCTTCAGACCAAGAATTTCAACACGCTGGTCAGCGAGCAGGTCGCGACGATTCAGGGCGGTGCCTCGGCGCTCGTCGACTTCACGATCGGCTCGATCCTCCGCGCCATCGTGGAGGCCTATGCGGCCGTCGCGCTGTGGCTTCAGGGCCTGATCCTTCAGGTGCTGGCACTGACCCGTGCGGCGACGTCGAGTGGATCGGATCTGGATAGCTGGGTCGCAGACTTCGGCCTGACCCGACTGCCGGCGGCGTTTGCCAGCGGGCAAGTGACCTTCTCCCGGTTCACCTCGACGTTGCAGGCCGTCGTGCCCATCGGGGCGATCGTGCAGACGGCGGACGGATCTCAGCAGTATGCGGTGACGGTCGACACGACCAACGCCGCCTACAGCGCCTCGCAGGGCGGCTACGTGATCCCGGCTGGCACGCCCTCGGTCATCGTGCCCGTGCAGGCTCTTACGGCTGGCACGGGGGCGAATGCAGCAGCTGGCGGCATCAACACGCTCGGGCAGGCGATCGCAGGCGTCGATACCGTGTCGAACGCATCGCCCTTCGAGAACGGCCAGAATGCCGAGAGCGATGCGGCGCTCCGGACGCGGTTCATCAACTATCTGGCCAGCCTGTCGAAAGCGACCAAGGCTGCTGTCGGCTATGCCATCTCCTCGGTCCAGACCGGGCTGACCTATCAGCTCGTCGAGAACGAGAATTTCGACGGCACCGCGCACATCGGCTTTTTCTACGTCGTGATCGACGATGGCAGCGGCGATCCGTCAGACGCTCTCGTCGCTGCGGTTTATGCCGCTATCGACGCCGTCCGCCCGGTCAGCGTCAACTTCGCGGTGTTCAAGCCGACGGTCGAGACCGCAAACGTCGTGATGACCGTCAAACTGGCGGCCGGGTACGACATCTATACGACCCCGGCGCTGGTTCAGGCCGCGATCACGAACTTCATCGACAGCCAGCCGCTCGGCACCACGCTGGCTTGGTCGCGCCTGATCCAGATCGCCTATGACGCCTCGCCCGGCGTGATCGGCGTCTCGAATTACACGCTGAATGGCGGAACGTCGGATCTCACCGCCAGCGCCAATCAGGTGATCAAGTCGGGGACCATCACCGTCGCCGGGACGTTCTGATGGCGACGGGCGACCAGAACGACCAGCAGAACCGGCTGCTCAGCATCATCCCGCCGTGGTTCGGAGACAGTTTCCCGCTCCTTTCGGCGATCCTGAACGCCTTCGCAGGCGTGCAGGCCTTCCTCTACGATCTGATCACCTTCGCCCGGATGCAGACGCGGATCGCTACCGCCAGTGGCGGCTGGCTCGATCTCATCGCGTATGACTTCTTCGGGGCCGGGCTGGTCCGCGGCATCAACCAGTCGGACGCTTCATTCCGCAACGCGATCCTGATCAATCTCTTCCGGGAGCGCGGCACCCGCAACGCGATCGTCAAGGTCGTCACCGACCTGACCGGCACGGCACCTATCATCTTCGAGCCTTCCCGGATCCAGGACACTGGCGGCTATGGCGCACCGGTCATGGGATATGGCGTGGCCGGTCGCTACGGCTCCTTCGCGCTGCCCTATCAGGCATTCATCACAGCCTTCCGACCGGCCAACAGCGGCATTCCGAACGTAGCCGGCTATGGGATTCCGACTGGCGCCTACCGCACACCATCGCGGGCTGAATACGCGTCGCTCGACATGATCTCGGGGCAGGTAGCGGACGCTGACATCTTCGCCGCGATCGATGCGGTGAAACCTGTTGGCACGATTATGTGGGTCCGGATCGGCAATGCTGCTCCGAACGTCGGCCCCGCGCCGCCGGCATCGCTGTTCCTGAATGGCGGCCAGCTTCTCCTGAACGGCGGCAACATCCGCATCGTGGGCTGGGCCCTCTGATCTTTCCGGGCGCGCGCCCTCAATCTGACATTGCTGGAGAACTCAATGGACCGCATGATCGTCTGGCCCGGCGCCATCCCGCTTGAGACTGACATCCTCAACACGAACCGGCAGGCCATGGTGTCGGTCGGTTCGCTGGCATCGGCACTGTTCGGCTCGACCGTGACGGTCAATGGACTGTTGGCCGCTCCGACCGCGCCGGCTTCGATGCAGGTGCAGGTCGGACCCGGCGAGATCTACAGCAAGCAGAACGTCGACAGCACGGCTTATAGCTCACTGCCGTCCGACACGGCGCACCAGACGGTCAAGCAGGGCATCCAGAACACGTCGATCCTGCTGAACTGCCCGGCTCCCGGCTCGGCGGGCCAGAGCATCAACTATCTGATCCAGGCCGCGTTCTCTGAGGTCGACACCAACTCGACCGTCTTGAACTATTACAACTCCAGCGACCCGACGACGCCCTACACCGGGCCGAACAATACCGGAGCCTCGCAGCCGACCACCCGCGCTGACACTGTTGTGCTGTCGGCGAAGGCTGGCACCGCGGCGACGACCGGCTCACAGACCACGCCAGCGCCAGACGCCGGCTTCGTACCGCTCTGGGTCGTAACCGTAGCGTTCGGCGCCACGACCATCACGAGCGGGAACATCTCGCAGGCGCCCGGTGCCCCGGCGATGCCGGCGGCTGGCCTCGTTGGGGGCGTGCAGGGAGGTGGGTTTCAATACGCAGCGTCGACCGGCACCGCGAATGCGCTGGTTGCCTCGCTCAGCCCTCCTCCTGCCAGCCTGACCGTCGGCATGGAAGTGATCGTCAAGGCATCGGCGACGAACACCGGCGCCGCGACGCTCAACCTCAACGGCCTCGGCGCTTCGTCGATCACGTTCAACGGTGCTGCTCTGGCCGCTGGGGTGATCAAGACCGGACAGCTGCACGCCCTCATCTGGGACGGCACCAACTGGCAGCTGAAGACGCCCAACGCCGATGGGATCATCGCGGCGGTCCTGACCGATCCCGGCTACGTGATCTACTCGAACGGCATGATCATGCAGTTCGGAAATGGAGCGCACACGGACAATACCGGCGGCCAGACGATAACCTTCCCTATCGCGTTCCCGAACCAGGTGATCACGGCGCAAGCCTCGAACACGGCAAGCGCTTTCCCGACCGCCTTTCATGGCACCGGAGCCTTCTCGACGACGGGGATGAAGGTGTTTTCTTCGACGGTATCGAGCGGCAGCATCACGGCGGCCGCGTCGGGCACGGCCTTCCGCTGGCTGGCGATCGGTAAGTGATCCGGCCTTTGGCTCCCACCAGCGCATCGAGGTAGCCCATGGCCGACGTTTTCTGGACACCGACGACGCCCGGCGTCGCGTCGTCAAGCTTCTCCACCGCCTACGTGGCAACCCGTGTCGCGGGCGCCGCGCTGGATGGCTCGCAGGACACGTTTGCGCAGGTCGCGATCGCAGCGATCGTGGCCTATGCCGTTGCGCAGATCTCTACCGGACAGATTCCTTTCACCGGCCTGCCAGACTTGGCCAACGGCGGCGCAATGCCGGCCGTCGGTTCCGGACTTCCTTATCTGAAAGCAGGAGTGCTCTGCATTGCGTAACCTCATGATCGCCCTGATGCTCATGCTCGGGCTCGTCTCGCCGGCTCTCGCCGGAGGCCCCAACTTCTCGAATAGCGGGGGCATCGGCAACGGCGCTTATACGCCAGCCGGATCCAGCGGAGAGCCGTGCGGTACCGGCGCAACGTGGTGCATCAATGGCGCGACCGGGGCAATTAACGGCGGAACGGTCGCGGTCGGGGGCGCCATTTCGGCTGGGTCGGTTACGGCTACGGGCGTAGGATCATTCGGATCGGTATCCGGCAATGCTTCGGCTGCCTCCGCGCTATCATCGGATAGCGGCGCGCTCGCCCGCGCGTTCTCGGATCGCCTTGTGGATCAGGTCTCGGTCAAGGATTTCTGCTCTGCTGCGATCTCCAGCAATAACGCAGAGAACCCATCGCTCGATGCCACTCCATGCATCCAGGCTGCTGTCACCGCGATGTGCGCCCGAACCAATTTCGGCGGCCGGATCTTCATACCGGCCGGCAGCTATTACATCGCGGCCACGGTCAACGTCACCTGCTCCGGTCTGGATATCGCCGGCGCCGGGATCGGCGACCGATATGTCGCTTCTGGCACCCAGATCATCGCTGGCCATCGGACGGACACGAATCCGGTATTCCTTGCCAAGGTTACCGGCTTCACGAGCCAGGCCGGCGAGACGAACGCCCCTAGCCCCTCCATTTTCTCCAGCGGACTCGCCATCCATGACATGGCGTTCGTCAATCAGGGGGCGAGCGTCGCCAATGGCCGCTCCGGCGCCATGATGGAACTCGATTTCTGGCAGCAGGCGTACGTCTACAACATCAACGCCTACGCGGTTTGCACTGCGGCGAAGGTGTATGGAGGATTCTTTGTCAGCTTCAGCAACGTGATAGCGGACAATTTTCAGACCGGTTGCTCGACGTTCGCCCTCTCTGGCGATGTGACAAAAAGCTATACCACGCTCGATGTTGTGTCCTTCGATCGCGTGAAGGTAAATGCCGGCGCGTCGGGCGCCTGTTACGCGATTACCGATCGTGTCCAGACGGTGTGGTGGCGCAATACAACCTGTGAGACCTCTGGATTTGCGTTGCAATCGTCCTGCCCAACCATGACAAATGCGCTGTACTGTCCGGGATTTTTCACTCTTCAAGATTTTGAAGCGGAATATATGGGCACTGCGGGCGGGAACCTGATCGACATCAATGATCTCGTTGACGGCTTCAAAATGACGCAGTCGTGGCTGCGCGGATTCAACAGCGGCAACTTCGTAAATAATCTACTTAGCTTCCAGCAAAGTCGATTTACCACGACGGACTTGCTCACCGTCTCCATCAGCGACAGCTGGCTGAAGGGGTCCGGCGGAGACGCGCTTTATGTGAACGCACCCGGCGCCATGACGATTACCGGCAACCACATCTATGGCGCCTCCCACTTCAACGCTGGCGCCTTCGGTGGAGTCACTCTGGACACGAAGGCGAAAGGTGTCTCGATCGTCAGCAACGTTTTCTGCGGGGGCGACTGGCTGGCCGACGTCGGGAACCAGATGACCGGAATCCGGATTCTTGGGGTTTCCGACTACATCACCGTGACGGGCAACGTTTTCCAAGGCGACGTCTCGCCGCCGTCTGGGCAGCACAATGGCTGCTCGTCCGCGCTCTCGAACACGTCGAGCGGGACGCATACGACAGCTACGGGCAACGTTGGACCGTAAGCGATCGGGCAGGCAGGCAAATCTATCGCCTGCCGCCTGATTAGCGAGATAGTGCCTGTTTTGCAGCCTCTACGACGGCCTCAAGATGGCGGACACGTTCTTCCAGATCAGATATCCGACGCACGTGGCTGAAGTGAATAAAGTCGTCTGTGGGATATTTGAACGCACCCATGCGCTCGGGGTGCTCATTGGCGACATACCAACGGTTAAGGCCATCAAAGCCAACGAAGGTATAATCGGCAGCTAGCACCATGGGCTCCCATGCTTCATGGGTATGAACATGAACCTTCATTGGTTCTGTCGCCTCAATGCACAGTATCCAGGGCCTGAACCGCTTAAAGTCCATTCCTCGAATCGCCTGTTCCTCGAAGCCCTCAACGTCAATTTTGAGGAAATGGATATTGGCCGGCGCATGCTGCTCGCAAATTTGCGTGAGGGTCAGGGCGTCAACCTCCACGCCCCGCTTCTCGACATTCCAGTCGCCGACATGGCGATCCGCGAACTCCTCAACGGCAGTTCCAAGGCCGCCCTCGGGGTGATCGTAGAGAGTAAGCTTTCCGGGCTTGTCCGACGCTGCGGCGTGGACGTTGATGTCACGCGGCCGTTCCTCCGAAAGGCGCTTGTGCCAATAGGGCGACGGCTCGACGTTGATGCCGTGCCATCCATGGTCATAGAACAGCTTTGTCACCGAATGCTCATCAGGCGCATTGGCGCCGACGTCGATGTAAAACCCTTCGCTATGATGCACGCCATTCAAAGCGCGAAGCAATAAAATGTCTTCTCGTTGAATAGACCAACTTACTACTGCCAAGATGTCCTCCGCCTTCTCTATGCGTCAATTTATCGACTTAGCTTGGTGGTTTTGATTGTTTGAATCCATCATCCGCAATATCTGCCGGTGGAGATCCTGGCCGAACCCGGACACGAATTTTAGTATTGCTGTTTGATCGATTACAAAACGAGGATCGCTGCTGATGATGGCCGCGACTGTCCGGCCAAGCGCACGGACGGCGAGGGCGTTCGTTTCAAAAACGTCTGTCTTGCCACTTTCGGCTGTCACCCTTTGGATAGCGTCTTGTATGCAATTATCCAGGGCGGCATCGAAATCGGATATATCGTTCATGCGGTGCCTTATAGCTGCGCGGTCATCGCTGCGGCAAGAAAGGCCGGAGCGACAGCCATTCATGGAACCGATCTTATCCAGCCTTCCTAACGAGAATCCCGAAACACGTTGATGGGAATCCATCCAAGGCAACCTTTAGGGCCGGCGTTCCACCGAGGAATTGCTGGGTTTCTTGCGGCATATCGTGGATCCAAGGCGGAAGGTCGATAAACCGATCCATAGGCTTATCGCCGAGATCGTAGTTCAGCGGCGCCACATAGTGGCCGTTATCTCGCAGGTGCTGTGCCAGCGTGCCAAAATGCGCCCGCTGGAAGAGTACCGTAGGCCAGTTATCGATCGTTGCGCCATGGGGCTCGATGTTGAACTCAGTCGTGTGCACTGAGAGGCCGCCTGGCCTCAGTGTCGCCAAGCTATTCTCGATGAAGGCTATGCCGTTTCTGATTGATCCGAGATGCTCCAGCGCGCATACCGACCAACAGAAATCATAGCCAGTCAGATCATCTGGGATCGCATTCATATCAACGTACCTAAGCGACACGAGCCTATCAAACTCATCGCGATTAATCATGTCCGGCATGAATGCTTGATCAAGGCTCGCGGCATGCTGATTAGTGGCAGCCCATCCGGCCGCCTGGGCTTCAGCCGCAGCTAGGTCAGTGACCGTCACTGACACCCCATTTTTGGCAAGGTAGCTTGGGATTGGCTCGGTTCCGCAACCAAATCCGAGGCCCCGTGCGCCTGCTCGGATGTGGCCGTTCTCGTGCATCGCCTGAAGGACATAGGCGAGCTCCCAGAGCTTCCGATGGAATATGACCGGAATGTTGAGCTGGGCACACCAATGTGCCAGCCAATCGCTTTCCATGTCGACCTGGGTAGAGGCCTTTGACTGAAGGCCAACGAATCGCGGGGCCGTGTTCCTATGGAGAGGCATGGTTTCGGCCAGTTTTCGCGCTAGGTCGTAGCCGTAAAACTTCAGGTTCATGTTCGTGAGGTGCGTGTTACGCACCATGATATTGAGAGCACTCAAGTTTGGCTGCTGCTCAGCGTTCAGCCTAGACAGGGACAGGAGGGAGTGCACCTCTGCAAGAATCTCAGACTTGATTGAGGCGCGAAAAGATTCTCGTTCAGCCTCTATTTCTCGCGCCCGCTTCTGCCTACGATGCTTCGATCCGAACAAGTGAACCCCCTACTACGAAACGCTTGCGCGGCTATGGACTGAGCCGATGGTGTAGGCAAGCATCGCGAATTTGCTGCACTTCCCCCTGACCGGCAGAAATGCTATGCAGATATCTGACGTGGGCACTGCGCCCATAGCTTAGGCGCCTCAACGGGCGCCTTTTCCGTATCCCGAGACCGCCGACGAAGCCGACACGGCATCGCGCGTCCGACGCGCATCCTAGACCCCGGAGACTGCCATGAAAATGCCCGCTCGGGCAGCCTTCGCGCTGTCCGTTCTGCTCGCTTGCACGCCGGCTGCGGCGCAGTCGCTTGATCAGAGCGGCGGTGTGAACTCCTTCAAGGGTGCCGCTATCACCGGTACGTTGTCGGCAGCTGGCGCCTCGGCATCGGTCAAGGTCCGCGGCGATTTCAACTTCAGCCTGTGGGGCACCTTCGCCGCGACGTGCGAGCTGGACCGAAGCTTCGATTCCGGCACGACATGGATCCAGCTGACGGCGATCGGATCTCCGTTCTCTTGGACGGCGCCGGCGACCGAGGTTCTGAACGAGCCGGAATCCGGCATCCTCTACCGGGTCAACTGCACCGCGGTGTCCTCCGGGACTGTGAACTATCGGGTGTCGCAGTGACGGGTCGCTCGATGCGCGCTATCATGGCGCTGGCGCTCGTTTCCAGTGCGATTTCGCCGGCTTCGGCTGCCATCGATACGCCGGCTCGCGGTCTAGCGCTTCAGGCGAAAGCCGCGACGGGTATCGCGCCGAAGATGGCGATGCCGTTTTTCCGGGGCATCAGCCTCGCCGGCAACAATCGCTACGTCGGCGCGACGACGTGGCCGTCGCAGGACGGCATGAAGTATTGGTTGAGCAAGAAGTTCAACCTTTTCCGTATCATGACGACATGGAATAACTTCCAGTCGCCGGTCGCGGGGTTGCCCGCCGGCCCGTTGAACGCGGCCAACGTCGCGGGCCTGACCGCCACTATCAATTACCTGACCGGGCAAGGTGCCTGGGTCATCGTCGATATGCACGATGGCCTGCGGTACAAAACCAGCGGCCTCGACGCGGACGCCGGCTCGATCATCGGGCAGTCGACGGTCACCAACGCGCAATTCGCGAGCTTCTGGGCTCAGATCGCGAACCTCTACAAGGGCAACCCGCGCGTCATTTTCGAGCTGACGAACGAGCCGAACAACCTCGACACGACGCTCATGCTCGGGACGTTTCAGGCGGGCATCAACGGGATCCGGGGCACCGGCGCGCTTAACGCGATCATGGTGGACGGCAACGGCTACTCGACCGCGCTGAACTGGACGGCGGGCTCGCCGGCGAACGGCGCCTCGCTGCTGACACTCACCGATCCGGCAAATAACCTGATCCTCTCGCCTCACCAGTATATCGACCGCGCCGGCGGCACGGTGTCGACGTGCTATCTGAATGAAGCACCGATTGACATGGCCAACGCCACGGCGTGGGCGGCTGCGAACAACGTCAAGCTGCTGCTTGGCGAGTTCGGAGGCGGCAATAACTCGACCTGCTACAGCGCGCTGAAGGAGCAGATCGACGTCACGGAAAGCCGCCGCGATGCGTGGAGCGGTTGGGTCACGTTCGCGGCCTATGCCGGCCAATATTCCTATGTGACGCCCGACACGTTCTTCCTCGGCATGGACCCAGACATCTACTCGCCGCTTGGCGTGGACGATCTGCGCATCACCAATTCGATGGCGTCCTTCCTGAACGACGCCCCGGGCACCGTGACCAACACCGCTGTCGCCGCCACGAGTATGACGGCCGCCGCTGGCACAGCGACCAACACGACCGCGCCGGATGGCGTCACGGCTGCGCGTAAGTTCGTCGAGGACACGACGACCGCGAACCATCAGCTTTTCAGCGGAAACCTGACCCCTACGGCAGGCAAGAAGCATACCTTCCAGTTTGACGTGCAGCGCGATGCTGGCACCCGGAACGTCCGCGTGGTGATCGCCGATACCCAGACCTACGCCAATTATACCGACATGATCATCTCGCTCGATACGGGCACGATCGGGCAGGTCACGGGCAACAGCACGATCTTCACCTATGCGACCGGCAGCGCGCGCAAACTCGACAACAACGCCTGGCGCATCACGGTCAGCACCATCATCGAGAGCATTACGGGCGCCGGGACGATCAACGCGACCGTCAATTTGCAGCCGGTAGGTTCGACTAGCTCGGCTGGATACGCGGGCGATGGAACGAGCGCGCTGCGTCTCTGGAACATGCAGTGGAAGGTCAACTGATGCGTCCGGCGAGCAGGAGCGCGCGATGAACCTCGCCGACCTTCAGCAATATTTGCCCGTTGTGACCGCCTTAGGCGGTCTCGGTAGCGCGTTCCCTGTTGCAAACATCCTTCTGCATCGTCGGGAAAAGAAGCGCCTCGGTGTCGAGGCAAAACAGAAGGCCCGAGAGCAAAAGGACGAAGTGGCGTTGGACCTTGTTGAGCAGCTTACCAAACGGGTCGGTGAGGTCGAGACAAGGGCGGAGGAGCGGGTCAGGGCGGTAGAAGATGCTGCTGCCATGGAGCGGAAGCTGTGCGACGCCAAGCTCGCTGCATCCGATGCCAAGGTCGACAGCCTTCAGCACCAGCTCCGGCTCGTGGAAGGAATGATCGATAGCCTGCTGCTCGCCATCGAGGTCGCGCCGGACAAGGCGGCGGAGGTCGTTGCGAAGGTAAAGGATCGCCGAGAGGCGAAGAAGGCGGCGTAAGCCCCGTCAGCGTGGATGGCTCCGGCTGACGGGGCGAGGCCACCCACGGGGCTACGCATTGGCCTCGGCCTCCAAACAACTGACATTGATGGAGGTTTCCATGACGGAGCCTAACTCGGCCGTTCCATCGCGCGCGCCTGCCGCAATGCTGGCGGTGTGTGCCGCTGTGACCTCCGTCCTGGCGTTCACCGCCAATAACGAGGGCACGCGGTACAGGGCCTATCAGGATGTCGCGGGCATCTGGACCATATGCCAGGGGCACACGCCCGCAACGCCCGGTCAGACTGCGACGGCTGAGGAGTGTTCGGTCTTTCTCCGCGAGGATCTGACCGAGAAGGCGAAGGGCGTCCTAGGGTGCACCCCCGGTCTTGCCCAGCATCCCGAGGCGCTGATGGCAGCGACCGACTTTGCGTTCAACGTCGGGCAGAACGCCTATTGCCGTTCGACCATCGCGATCCGGTTCAATGCCGGCGACATCCGCGGGGGCTGCGATGGCTTCCTTGCTTGGGATAAGGCGACGATTGACGGCCGAAAGGTCGTGATCGCTGGCCTGGCCAAGCGCCGGCAGGCTGAGCGCACCATGTGCTTGGCCGGCCTGTGAGCAAGGATATCGGCCAAACGGCCTACGAGGCCGCCCGCCAAGTCGGGCTGACCCCGGACAACCGCGACTGGAATCCCGGCCCGATGTGCCGCGGCGTCGGGCCGACCGATCGCCGCCGCTGGGAACGCATAGAAAATGCCGTGCTGCGCCTTGCCGCCGATCGGGATGCCGATCTGGATCGGGTGCTGCCGCACGCTTGCCTCAACAGAGAAGTGGGGTGATGCGTGGAAAAAATTGATCCCGCGCTGCTGAAATTCGCGAACGAAAACCAGGCCGCTGTCGTCGAGGCAGTAAACAAGCACGGCGGTTTCCGCGCCGCCGCTCGAGCCTTGGGCCGCGAGCACACTAGCCTGGTAAAAGCTGTCGAGCGGCTGAAGGGCATCGCTTCCCGGAACGGCTATGCGCCGGGGCATTGGGAAGGCGGCGTCGCGCCCGGCTACTTGATGGGGAAAGTGACCGTTCACCGCACTCCCAATGGCGTGGTCCAGCAGTGGGAGCGCCAGCATCCAGACGCGGATCGGTTCGAGCAGATCAAGGAAGCGATCGACGACTTTATCCACGACCGGGTGAAGCTGGTCGCGCCGGCTCCGGCCATACCAGACAGGCAGGCAGATGTGGTGCCGTGGATCATCATCGGCGACGCCCATTTCGGCATGCTCGCTCATGAGGCGGAGACCGGAGAGAATTTCGATCTGAAGATCGCAGAGCGCGAGATGTGCGCCGCGATCGAGATGCTGATTGAGGGGATCGAGCCGTGCGATCGCCTCGTGATCGAGGATTGCGGCGACTTCACGCACTACGAGAACACGTCGGCGACAACGGAGGCCAGCGGGCACCGGCTGGACCATGACGGGCGCAACCCCAAAATGATCCGGGTCTATTCCCGGACCATGCGCTTCATCGTCGACAAGGCGCTGGAAAAGGCGAACGTCGTCGACATCATCATCAATCAGGGCAACCACAGCCGGGTCAACGATTGGTGGATGGCCGAGCTACTTCGCACCTCCTATCCATCCGACCGGGTCAACGTGCTCGACAACGACAACGTCTTCATCGCCTACCGGATGGGGAAGACGCTCGTCATGTGCCACCATTCGGACAAGTGCCGACCGGCGCAGCTTGCCCACGTCATGGCGACCGACTTCGCTGAAGACTGGGGCGAGGCCGAGTACCGCTACATCGATATCGGCCACATCCACCACAACATGGTGCTCAAGGAGCATCCCGGCGTCACGGTCGAATCCTTCAACCAGTTGGCCGCCAAGGATAAATGGGCGCACGACGGCGGCTATCGCTCCCGGCAGTCCATTGCGGTCGTGTTCCGCAGCCGAACCTATGGCGAGATCGGCCGCCGCACTCTGCCGATCCGGCAGGTTCGAGACACCATTCAGGCCGCGATGAACCGGGACGGGCTGGCGGTCTACCTACCGGCTAAACGGCGCGCATTCGCCGCCTAATCAAGGACATCGCCATGACTGCTACCACGCTGGCGCAGCGCGTTGGTGATGCCTTCGCGCGTCTCGGCGGCTGGCTCTATCGCCGGGCCAATGAACGATCGACCTATACCGGAATCGGCCTGATCGCCCTGGTGTTCGACCACGGGAAGTTCGCGACGCAGATCAACCAGATCGGCGACGCGATGCCGCTGATCCTTGGCGCCGGCGGCGTCGCGCTGACCGCTGCGTCGACAAGCCCGAAGCCAGCTGCGAGCAATCCGCCGGCCCCCACGGTCGACGAGATCGTCACCGCTCTCGCAGCGGAGCTTCCGGCGCTCCTGAAACCGATCGAGGCGGTCATTCTTCCGCCGCACCCCGCTTCGTCGCCCGATCCGGCGGCGCAGATCTGACCACCAACCATCTGAAAGGATTTAATATGAGCTTCCTAGGTCTCGGCCATTTCCGCCACTACACCGATGCCCAATGGGCGACCGTGAAGCCGGCACTTGAAGCGGCCGGCATTTCCGGCAGCGAAGGTGCGATGTTCACCCAGACGCAGGCTGCCATCGCGACCCTGCTGAAGGACGATCAGCTCGTAGCCCTCGCCGAGAAGGCGATCAGCGACGTGGCGGCGGATCCCACCATTCCGCTCCTTCAGCGCCTTGCCACTGCTGCGGCGGATGTTGGTCCCGGTCTCGTCACATGGTTCGCGACCGGCGGCGTCACGAAGGAACTGGCGGACGTTACCACGATCGCCACGACCTTCGTTCAGGAGGTCTACAACATCAAGAACTCCACCTCGATCGCTCAGGCCGTGGCTGATGTCGCGACCGTGGCGGCGAAGGTCGCGTAATGGGTCTGTTCGGCCGGCTCCTTGGGAGCGAACCTCCGAAGGTGCCGGCCGGCGCCACCCTGGTCCTTTGCGACAATCAGTCGCAGGGCTCGTTTGCCAAGAGCTTCGTTTGGTGGTGGGCCTACGTCCTGCCCGGCGACGAGCAGGATGACGTATCGAAGCAGCACAAGATCAGCCCTACGTTCACCGACGTGACCTACGCCAACGCGTGGAAGGATTGGCTCGACGATCCCAAGGGGCATCCGTTCCAATACCCAGCCGGTGCGGTCTGATCCGATTCGTTGATCCGAGCGTTACACCGGCATGGACACGCCCAAGCCCCCATCCGAGATGACTGATCAGGAGCTTCTGCGCGAGTGGGAGTGCATCGATTGCGATGCCGAGGATCAGACGCGGACAGACGCGCTGGCGGCCGAGCTTGAGAAGCGCGAGATCGACTTCTAGCTTGGCGGCACCAAACGCGTGTGAGGCCTCGATTTAATTCGCCGCCCGCTTCCGATTGAGCGTCTGCCAGGTGTGGATGCCAGATTCCTCGTACTGCTGACGGCAACTCTTGGCGTGGTACATGATCAAGTCGCTTTGTATCTTCACTGCCTTCCGGAGCGATCCGGGAGTGTCGGTATCAGGGGATGCCTCGACCAGCACTGCCGTCAGAAAGTTAAGAGCCGACAGCATATTGCGGCTCTCGATGGGCTCGTTTGGCGTGCCGACCTTCGCCATCCCGGACATCATCGCCGAGATCAGCTGCTGAACCTGCGGGATGCTGATGGGATCATCTGCCATCGCTCATATCCTTTGTTAGGTGGTTCAAACCGAACGTCGCGTCGGGAACACCGGCCCACGCACGCTCATCTGGTCGGACGGGTATGGTTGCTGGAGTGCGACCACGTCCTCGTAGCTGCCACGAAGCCAGCGGTCCCAGTCGGCCTCCTGCAAGATCGTTATCATCGCTTTGGGATGAACCAGCGCAACCAGATGGTTCGGATCGCATGTCACTATCGTGAAGCCGCGCTTATCACCGACGTCCTGCCAGAAGCCGGCGACCGCGAATATCGGCTGGTCAGTGCAGGCAAACCACATCTCGCCCCGGACCGGCTTCTTTCCGTCCCCTAGATCGGTAGGCTCCGGTGCCCACTCGCAGAACTCGGTCAACGGGATAAGGCAGCGGTTGTGCGGCTTCTCGGCGAGCCGACGCCATTGTGGCAGACCCAACTGGCGGACGTTGGTCATCGGGAATTTGCCGACGCCTGCCAACACATCCCAAGGCATCGTGTCGATACCGCGTCCGTGGTCGTTCTCACGGACGATCCAGGCACGTCCTCGCGGCACCAGTTCCTGCGGGTTGAATCGGTTGTCCCGCGGCCTCTCGACGATCCACTTGGACCCGAATCGCTCGACGAGGGTCTCGGGCTCACCGAGGTATCTGGCTCTATTGCACATCTTCTCAGCCTATCACCGCTCCAGCTTCGGCGGCACCATCAGATGCGTGCCCTGACTGTCGCTCCATCCGGGTCGATGTTCCCGAGCAAGCTTTAACCCTTTGAGCCGGTCGAGCACGCGCTCCACGAGCTGGTTAATCGCCGCCTCCCGCGCCAGCCGGTCCTTGCTCCGCGCCGTGACGTACAGCTGCGCCGGAGCCTGTTTCAGCGCGAATCCGACCTCGAATGAAAGGTCGCGCGTGTCGAGGGTCACGAATTCGGCGATGGCGTGTCGATCGAAGCCCAGCACGGCAGCAGCGATCTTCCGCGCCATCTCGTACTTGGGGAACTCGTTCCGCTCCTCCGCCTCGAAATCCGCGTAGGGATGCATCACGGAGAAGACGATTCGGGCCGCCTCGCGCAATTCGAAAGCCTCGTTCAT